ATGGCCTCAATCACCCCGCACAAAGACGGTTGGCGAGCGCAGGTATATGTGTCGGGCGAACGAGATTCCAAAGTGTTCCGCACGCAGCGCGAGGCGAAAGCATGGTCGAGCGCGCGCGAGATTGAACTCCGCAAGCGAAAAACCACGCCGGCCGGTGACCTGCATACCGTCGGTCAGATGCTCAAGCGCTATGGGGAGGAAATCTCCCCACAGAAGCGCGGCGAGCGCGCCGAGGTGTTGCGCATCCAGGCATTCATTCGAGACTTCCCCGATATCGCCGGTCTTACGCTCTCGCAAGTCAAGACGCCCGACCTCGCCAGATGGCGGGATGCGCGCCTGAAGGGATTCGCTGATCCTGACGGCGAGCAGGTATCAGGCGTCACCCCTGCGTCCGTTCAGCGGGATATCAACTGGTTGCGTAATGCATTCAATATCGCCCGAAAGGAATGGCACTGGCTGGATCACAGCCCGTTTGACGGCTTCCGGTTGCCAGCCGATACGCCGCCTCGGATACGTCGCGTGTCGCCGCCTGAGGTCAGGCTGATCTGTCGCGCGCTGGGTTATCGAAGCGGACATGCGCCGGTGACGAAAAGTCAGGAGGTGGCTCTAGCGTTTCTGGTTGGGCTGCGCTCGGCGATGCGCGCGGGCGAGATATTGAGTTTGGGTTCGCGCACTCTCAACCTGACGCGGCGCGTCGCGGTGGTCGAGCACAAGATGCAATACCTGACAGGCAGGCCGCGCGAGGTGCCGCTATCGAAGCATGCGATCCGGCTATTGCGCCCGGTTGCGTCCCGTGAGAAGTGCTTTACCGTTTCGTCGGGGACTCTCGACGCGATCTTTCGCAAGGCCCGCGACAAGTTGCTGATCGAGGATCTGCATTTCCATGACTCGCGCGCCGAGGCGCTCACACGTCTCTCGCGCAAGGTCGACGTGATGACACTGGCAAAGATCAGCGGACACAAAGACCTGCGCATCCTGCAACAGGTCTATTACCGCGAGTCATCCGAGGCAATCGCGGCACGCCTCTGAAACAGCAAAGCCGCCTAAAGGCGGCTTTTTTCATTGGGGCGCCACAGACGGAAGCGTGTCGCCCGGCTGATAGACGGTGTAGTTCGTGCCGTCGCACACGACCGCTATCGCGTCCGGCGGGATCGGATCGGAGGGGTAGAGCGTGCCGTTATCGTCGGTCGCCACAGGGATCGCAATCATGGGTTCAAAACCTCCACTATGTAGCTTTCGAGGGTGATCGTGTCCGCCGCGTTCGCCAGCGTGCCGGTCAGAGTCAACGTCGTCGGGACCGACGTATCGATGGTTGCCGTCAGATAGCCCGACGTCGATGATCCAAACGACGTGCCTGCGGTCGCCGGTGTAACAAGTTGCGAGCTCTTCGAATTGCGATTCGCCAGGCGCCGCTGCATCGACGAGGTCGCGTTGGACGCAATGTTGTAGGCACCCACGCTGGTGCCGTTGATGCGCGCCGTGATGGTCTTCGTATCCGCATTGTTCGTAAAGGTATGATCATGCGTGATCCGAACGATGCTATTGGCCTGAAGCGCCGGCAGTGCGATCGTGGCAAGCGTGGTTTCGGCGAGCGTCCCAGTTACCGACGACGAAACAGCGGACTGCGCGATGATCTGCGGGACGCCATGGCCACCCCCGGCTGTGTTCTTGATGGCCGTCATAGGCCGATCCCCGGAGTGACAAGGATCGTGCCGGTGCCTGACTGTAGCACCACCGCTACGGTGTCGAAAATGGCATCCTGCGCGCTTGAGTCGGACGGTGCGCTAGGTGGACGGACCGTCATCGCGGAGCTGGGCGCGAGAGGGACGCCGGGACTAGGATTGCCAGCGGTGGGGAATGCCGCCGTCGCGCTGCCGCCTTGCCCAAAGCTTACCCATGCCCATGACGAAGACAAGTTCGCAACTAGCGCTCCCTCGAGCAACTCACCGGCCGCGATTGTAATCTTGGCGCTGGTGGTCGTCGCTGCGATCGCCTGCCCTTTGCCACTGGCCCTGAACGGCCACGACGGCACTGTGTTATCGGATTCTTGCATCTGGTTCTCCTCGAGGAACGTCAATCAATGCATGCAACTGTCCGTCTCCGGCCGGATCGTGCACACATAGCCTTGCAGGTACGCTACTTTTTCGCGGGCGTCGTTGTCGGCATCGTCGACGATTCCGAAAAGAGCAGCTCCAAACGCTGGTGATAGCTCGGCTGTGCCACTGGAACCATCGCCCACGCCGCTGGCGCTGGCGGCGGAACTGGCTTGGTTGCCACTGGCTGGATGGAAGTTGGACACTGCGATGCGCAGCCGGCGAGTACCGTCAGCGATAGCAGCACGATTTTTAGCGTTGTCGGCTTCATGGGCTTGCTTCTCCATCATGAGTTGATCGTCGAGCGTGGCGATCTTTCCTTCAGCCACGGTGTGGGCATCGATGGCGCGTTGCTCTGCATCGAGCGCGGTTTTCGATATGGCGTTCAGGTCGTTGGCGTGTTGCTCGTTGTCCCGAGCATGCGCGGCCTTTTCAGCGCCGAGCTGCGCGCCATAGTGGTTCGCATCAAACTCATGCGCGCCGCCGACGCCGATAGCGACTCCGAAAAGGGCCGCGGCCAAGCCGGTGATTAGATACGGCGACATATCATTCTCCAAGGCAAGCCGCGCGCTCGGCGACGCGACGGCGATAGATTCCGGAGCAGCCGCTCGAGGCGATCGCGCAATCGCGGCCGCCAGCGAACCGCCATTTGAGGTACTCATTGCATGCGCCGGGAAAGTCGCGGGCGATATAACGTCGGCGCAATGTCGAGCCGCGGTAATTGGCGAGGCCGGCGTTGTAAGCCAGGTCAATTGCCGCGACCTTCTGGCCTTGCGTGAGCGAATCGAAACCGGGCGTCGAGGTGCGCACCGCATCGGCATAGCCAGCCAGACTGCCATCGAGCATCTGCTTACACTCGGTCAACGCATAGAGGTGCATTTCGACTTGCGTCTCACCAAAGCACACGGTCTGTACGTTGCCAGCGAGTCGATCGTCATAGGGCTTGAGCGACACGCCTTCATGCGAGCTCGTAAAAGTGATGCAAGCAGTGGCACACGCAGCGCCCACGACTGCGGCAAGTGAGCGTCGGCCCGTACGCTTGACGTCAGCCATCAAGGCCTCCCTGCTTCGTGTATGCGCCGATCAGGCCGAGCGCTGCAATCGCTGCACTGACGAGCAGCGCCGCCCACAACGGAAGACGACTGACCATACTCTCGGGCAACGTCGACCATATGGCGGTCAGAAGCGGCGCGACTATGCCGACAATCAGCGCGCGTACGCTGTTGCGCTTGTGCGCGGTGCGCCAGTATGAAACGGGGCGAATTGACATCACGCCCCCCATTTCTTGAAGCCGCCGCCGGCACCGTACGCGGCCAGCAGGACAAGCCCCGTCAAAATCCACTTCCACGCGATCGCCAGTACGCCGCGTCCGACGTTGAGCTGGAAGCGCTGAAGGATTCCGTCCTCGATTTGTTTCGCGATCGCGGCTACGTCCTCATCGGTCAGGTTTCGTTTATCTTCCATTCGTTATCCCCCGCGCGTTTATTGACTCTTTGCTTGTCTTCGCCCTAAGCCTGCGTGGGCCGCATTACGCCTGCTGCGCCAGTTCCGTCAGGCGGTCGTAAAGCGCAAACTGCAACTCGTCGCCGGTCTGCGACGCATGCTGATCGCGCAATGCGAGCAGCCCGGCAGCGTTTTTCGCCCCTACCAACGGCGCCGCCAACTGCATAACCAATTCGAAATCCGGAATGTCCATTTGCCTTCCCCTTAAGGAACGAGCACGTCATTGACCATATTGTTCGCAACGGTCGTGAGCGCCTGACTGCCCGATGCGAGCAACGTCGATGATGTGAAATTGGTGATGTCGTTCGAAGTGACGCGCATCACCCCGCCGTTTGAAATGTAAAGCGGTCTGTTCCATGTGCCAGCGCCATCCATCGTGCATCGGGACAGTCGGAAATCTGTTGCAGTCGTACCGTCAACATCGATGGCATAGGGCTGCGGCGCGCCTGTCAGCAGAATCTCGACGTGCGTAATGCGCGCGGATGTCACACCTATGAACTGTGAGTTGTTCCCGTTCATCGACCAGCGGCCGCCAGACCAGCGGAAGTTAGTGATGGTGCCGGTGTTAAGCCGAAGAATTTGCGCCCGCGCACCGGTCATATCCAGGGTGGCGAGGGTCTGCCCATTTGCAGTAGCAATCTCGCCAGTAAAGGTGCCATTGAGATACAGGCTCTGGCTCGCCCCGAGGATGTTAAAGCTACCTGTTACCCGCGCATCGTTACCCAGCGTCACGCTCGCGGCCCCGCCGACCGCCATCTGGTCCGCATACGCCTGGAAATTGTTGCTGGTCGCGGTCCCGCCATACCCCGTGATCCGATCACCGGCTATCTTGCAAGCCCAGTACGTCGTGCCTGGTTTGCGGAACCTGCACGTCGACGACACGTCCACGTCGTCGCAGTTGTTGATCTCAAAGTACGCGCTCGATAGCGGATTGAATTCCGCGGTGGCCTCGCAGTCGATGTTGTGGAGCTTTACACCGATCGTCGCGTGGACCTTGTTGACGACGAGGCCTTTGGTCTTGACGTTGCGGATGTTCCAGTCATAACACGTCACGCCAGGGAAAAACTCGAGGCCCATGCTGTAACCCCAGCCCAACGCGGCGTTGCCCCGATAAGACTCGACATACACGCCGTCGATGTCGAGACCGTTGATCTGGTCGAGCTTGTCTCCGGGACCCGTTAGCGAGCCAACACCGAACGCGTAAAAATCGGAGTTCAAGAGCCGCAGGTTCCGGATCTTCGGTCGCGTGTGATTCCCGTAAAGGCGAAGATTGACAACGTTGTTCTGGCCGTTTGCGTCGATGGTGACATTGCGAACAAGGCCGTCAGTGATGCCTACAGTCTTGTTTGCGGCGTTGCCCCAGTTCACAAATCCCAGACTGGTCGTTGATGTTTTAAGGAGCGTGGCACCGTTGAAGTTAATACGGGGCGAAGAAAGATAGAGCTCACTTGCGTGATAGGTTTGGCCCTTCTCGAATTCGAGTTCCCATCCCAGTGCAGTGGCGACCGTATCTGCGAGCTGAATGGCGGGAGCCTGATCGGAAGCTACGTTTGCGAGAGCCCCAAATTGCGCCACGTTGATGACGTTCCGCAATTCGTCTTGCGCGGTGCGTGAAATCGCGCCAACGCCGTACTGTATGAAGCCGGCCATGGAGGAGCCAGCCGAGCCCGCCAGCATAATCAGAACATCAGCCGCACTGCCCGAGACCGGCACCATCACGGTTGGTTGGCCAAGAGCATCGAATGCCATCGCCTTATTGGCGCGCACCGCCGCCGCCGGCATCACCGGACTGATCGCAGTCTGGTCGTCGACAACCGGAAAGACGAGCGAGCGGCTTTGTATCTCAGCTAGCTGCTGCTGCGTCATCGTTTGATAGTCCATCGCAGACTCGACTACATCCGGATAGAAACCGTTCTGGTTGACGATGTCCGTCTGCTGAACGATCGGCAGCGTGCGAAGGATCGTGATCGACCACAGCGCTGCCAGCGCTGCACCGGAAAGTGGGTAGGTCACCGCGCCGCCGGTCTTGTTGCCAATGCCCGAGACACTGTATTGAGACGGAGAGAGCGTTGTCTGGTTGCCCAGTGGATCAGTGACGATCACTGTCAGCTGGCTCTGGTTCGGGATCAGGAAGCCGTACGGGAAGCTGGTCGCTACCCCATTGCCGTAGCGGATCGCCTTGTTGGCGGTGCTCGAGATAGTCATGTCACTCCTTCACTTTGCCGTAGACGAGCCCGTGCAGCCAGTCCGAGATGTCTTTCGGGTTTTGGTCACCGTGCGCCCAGTCCCAGACGAACTGCGCACTGCCAGACACTTGCCCTGTCGGAAGGCCGAACACATATCCAGCGTTTTGCACCGCATGCTTCACCCACTTGTCGGACACGTCGTGATCGGATAGTCCGGTTGCGGCCGCGATGTCTTTGCCAGACTTGAGGACGCTGTTCACCATCTGCGCGGCCGGCGTCGCCTCGTAGTCGCGACCGGACATTGCCGAGTTGGCGATATCGCGAAACACCGGAATGCCGGACATCAGACCTAGCCCGATCTCTTCGGCCGCCCAAGTAGGCCAGGATTGCTGCTCTGCTTGCTTCTGGCTCGCCGCGGGCTTGAGGGCAGCGTGCACAAGCTGGGGAATCACAAAGTAAAACCACGACCGCGCCATCACCATTGCGAAATCGCCCCTTGCCTGCCGATAGTCGCCTTGGCGTGCGGCATCGAGCGCCTGACCCGCACGACGACCGATATCGCGCTGCCGGTTATAGAAGTGGTTCCAGAAGCTGTAGAACATCGTAAAAAGCTTTTGAAACTCGGGGCCGCGCTGGATCGCTGAGAGGTCTTTGGAGCCGCCACCGCCGTGCGCGTTGCGAACCGCCTTATCAGCCGAATAGACAGCGTCCTGCTCTGAGAGTCCTTCGTGCAGGCCCTTGTTGTACGCGCCGACCCACGTCGGCATCGCTGACCCCATGTCGAGCATCGAGATGCCGTAGTACGCAAACCGGCGGGCGCCGTCGTATGCCTTCTGCGCTGGGTTGCGGTTGCCGTGGGCTTCCATTTCACGCAGCGCGTCGCGCACGTCGCGATCAACCTCGTTCATACGGTTGCGCATCTCGCCAGATCGCTCGAACACGAAGTCGCGAGTTGCCGCCCACTTGGCCGGCGTGTCGAATGCGTGAATGCCGGACATCATCCAACGCGTGCCGATCTCGCCGATCGAGTTCGACAGCGCGCTACCGCCGTGGATCATCATGGTCGTGAAACGGAACCCGAGGCCGACCATGGTCGCGTTGGTCCGCGCGAAATGCGCGGCACGGTCCCACCACGCGAGACCGCGCTGGTCGTACACCTTGTCGTTGGCGATTGCCTGCAACCACGGGCGGAACTGTTTGTATATCTCGCGCCCCATCGTCGTCTCGACTGCTTCGCGCACGCGCTCGTCGCCGAGAAAGCGATCGGCGTCCATGATCGCTTCGCGATAGGCTAGATCATGAATGACGCCGGTCAGGTGACGCGGCAGCACGTCGAGGTTCAGATACAACGGGCGCGAGTAGTCCTGAATCCGCTCGATCGTGTGCCCCTTGTCGGTCGTCGCGCGGGTGTAGTTGTTTTCGAACAGGCGATCGCCGGAGCGCTGACGGTTCAGCTCGACATCGTACGCACGCAGCGGGTCATAGATCGCCGGGTAGTAGCCACCGCGGTACCGCCCAAAAGGCGTGGCGACTTCGGTCGGCCGGACCTTGTCCGGAGCAACGCCGGACAGCCTCTTTTCCATCGCCTCGATATGCGGCCAAAGCGTTTCGATCAGGTCCCACGATCCTTGGACAAAGTCCCAGTCTGGCTTCGTCAGATGCCGATTTAGGACGGCCCAGATCGACTGGCGCGTCCAGCCCTCGCCTTCCATCAGTTTCGCGAAGTTGCTGTCGTTGCCCACGTTCAGCGCCATCGCGATGATGTCCTTCTTGAGCATGCGTGACGGCTCGCCAGTGCGGGAATCCTTCAGCTCGGGCAGCTCGTACCGGTTAAGCCAGTCTTTTGTAACCTCGGCGGGCAGCTTGTCGTGCAGCGCGCGCATCTGGCTCACAACGTACGAGCGCAGATCGTTTTCGCGGACACCAGCGTCAGCCAGGCGGCGGAACACCACGCGGTTAAACACGCCGTTGGAATCGTGGCCGTCGAGCCAGTCGAACACCTGCTCCATCTTGAGCATCGATGCGTCGAGCGAGCGCAAGCTGGTTTTGGCGTTCAGCCACTTCGCATTGACGCGATCGAGCCCTCGGCCGCCCTCGCCCGGGTTTCGCTCGAGCGGGATGCTCTTTGCCGGCAGCTTGTCGGCCGTGGCGACGGCCTCAGCAACGACCGAATCAAAGTCGCGCTCGTCGGCCCCGTCAAGCAGCGTCTGCTTCAGCTTGCCGATGTGCGCGATGTTTTCGACGGTGTCGCGCAGGCCTCGGAACTCGTCGACCGTGAGCTCCGAATAATGCTTCTGATAGGCCTCGTTCAGCAGCTCGGTCGGCACGTAGATCTCTTCGCCGTCAGCCTGCTTGCGATCGGCCCACTCGCGCAGCGAGCGCCGCCGGCCAATCTCCTTCTGGGACGCATCGCCGAAGTCGAAACGGTCGAGCAGCGCGTGGATCTGGTCGAGATACTCCTGCGAGATGCCCTTGATCGTGCGCTTTTCCGCGTATCGGTTCAGTTCCTTCGCGCCCGACTGGATTTCTTCGGCAGCGTTGCGCGCCGCAACGAACAGATGATGATTGAGAACCTGCTGACGCTTCGCCGCATATGCGCCGGCGTGGTCACCATCAACGAGCGCCTGCTCGACCCGGCGCGCAGCGATTGCTTCCGCGCGGGAGTACTTGCCCGTCAGCTGCACGTCGCGCACTGTCTTTCCGGCAATCTGGTCTTTCGCCCACTGGCGAACGTCGTCAGCGGAAAACGCCTCCTGGTGGATCCGCCGGCCGAGCGCGCGCAGCTCGATCTGAAGCGCCTTCTGCATCTCCTGATTGTGGATAGCGTCGATCGCTTCATCGCGTATCGAGCCGTCTGTCAGAATGTCCGGTCGCTCCTCCGACATGCGAAAGTCGGTGCGGCGGTCGATGATGTACTGGCGCGCGGTGCGGCGTTCGTCAGGCGTCTGCCGGATATCGCGTTCCTGCTGCTCGAGCGCGGTCAGCGCCTTTACCAGCTCGTTGCCGGAGCCAAACCCGAGCACGTCGGACATGTCGTCCGGATGGACGCCGCCGCGCTTGACTGTTGTGCCTTTCGGCATTTTTTCCGACGTGCCCTCGCCGTACGCCGCGTCGATGTCTTTCGCCGAGAGCTTGCCGATCTTGATGCCCTCGGCGCCGTCGCTCAGCTGCCCGGTACGCAACGTCTCAAGCGCGGCAATGTCCGGACGCGCATCGACCTCCCGTGTGACTTCAGCCTTCACCTTGGCGCGATAGGCTTCATAGTCGGTCGTGCGCTTCTTCCGCACGTGCTCCATGACCTTCGGCAGCAGCGCGCTGTCGGCGGCCGTACCAGCGCTCGCAACGGTCTTCTGGTACTCGGCAAACTCGCGCTCCGTCATACCTGCGGTCGCCGGATCGTCGAACGCCGCGCGCAAGTGCTGCGCACGCCGCGCGTTCTCGATCTCCTGATCGGTGGCGACAAGGCGGTCAAACACGCCACGGATATCGTCGTTGATCGGCGTGTTGAGTTGGGAAACCGAGCGATAGATCGCGGTCAGCCAGGACTTGAATTTGGAGAAAGCGGAAGCGAGCGCGCTGCTGGGCGCTTTGCCTTCCATGAAGTACGCTTCAGCGGCCCGTGCGAACTGCTCGTGGTGCTCGACCTTTATGTCACCGCCGGCTTCCTTCGATTCGCGGAGATTTTTAGCAATGTCTTCCGGCGCGTCGAAGTGAATGTAAGGCGCTTTGAAGGACGTGCCCTCGTCGTCGAAGGCCTTCTTCAGGTGGGGGCTGTCTTCGGGAATGTCGACGTAGTAGACCTTTTCCGTGCGGCCGTCCTTCGTTGCATATCCCTCGGCGTATCTGCGATCGGGCGTTAGCCAACGCGAGCCACCGGAGTACTCTGTGCCGCCGTGGTACATACGAACGAAGCCGGGTTTCACCGGCTCATCGCCCTCCAGGCCCATCCACGCGCGGACGGCAGCAAAGTCATCGCGCAACTGCTTCGGCGCGTCTGGTCGCGCGGCATCGGCTCGCAACTCTTCGAGCCAGAGGTGACCCGATTCGTGAAGCAGCGTCGAAAGATCGCGCGCGCGGAACAGCTCGATCAGCGCCTTTCCGTTACCCAATGTGATGCTGCCGCGAACACCGTCGCCGGGAGCGGAATTGGCTACGCCTCGTCGCTGTCCTTCGCCTGACGATTCGCGTTGTGCTTCGCCATTAGCGCCGCCGCCACCTTCACCGTCGCCGCCTGCTGCTCCGGTGTCAGCTTGTCCATGCCGGGAATCGTCGACAGGTCCAGATCCTTCAAGTCCGGTTCCTTCGGTTTGCTGTTCTGCTTTGTTTTCGCCATTGCTCAGTTCCGATTTGAGAGCGTCGGCAAAATCGCCGGTACCACTATTCTCATGGGCTTTCGCGAGTTCTTCAAGCTTCGCTTCAGCGTCGTCATCACCGAGTTTGTCGCGCAGCGCGGCAACGAGCGAATCGACGGCGCGCGGATCGGCTTCGCCTTCGAAAAGACCCGCATCGGCGAAATCCTCGGGTTTCAGCTCGAGGTCGGCGATACCGGTCGGTTCCGGCTGATGATTCTCCCACTCCTCAGCCACGCGACGTTGCGCTTCCTCGTGCTGCCGATCAATCGGGAAAATCGCCTCACCGCCGTGGGCCCGCTGGATCATGTCCGCGAGCTTTCGTGTACCGCCCGTATCATCTTCCGCGTCGATGTCGGCCTTCGTGAGGTAGTGCTCCTGGACGGCCCGTTGCGCAAGGTCATCAAGCGCCACCCCGTTCTTGCGGAACATCGGCCCATAGCCTGGGATCAGGCGATTTCCGGCGCGACCCTTCTCGCCAGTGATATCGCTCTTGTGATCGAGCGCGACGCCGTGCTTACCCAGAAATCCGAGGAACGGGTCCGACTCTTCGAGCCGCGCGCGCTGCGCTTCCGCGCCGCTGCGGCTCTTGCCAGATTGTTCGAACGAAGCATGCTCCGGCGCATCGCCGGGTCGAATCTCGACACTGGCCTCGCGATACAGCTGCATCGGGTCAACGCCGAGCCGTTCCGCCCGGGCTGTATAGCGGGCTGCAAATAGCGACCCGTACTGTTGCGCGGCATCCGGCGTGTAACCGGCGTCCTGTGCCTGCTTCGTGATGTCGTCATAGATCTGGCGAACCGGATCATCGACGCCGACCATTTGCTGCGCGTCGCGCGCGAGGCCGTCGGTCGCCGACTGCTGAAAAGTCTTCGCATCGTTGAGCGACATGCCGTCCTGCCGCACGCGGATGTCGGGCAGCAGCTCGCGCGACACGTCGGTGCCGGCCATGTGCGTCAGGTAATCCGCCGTCGGAATAACCACGTCACCGCCGAGCGGCAGCGCTTCGTCCATCTGCTTTCGCATGTCCGGCATCCAGCCGAACAGTGGATCGGCGCCGGTGGTCGGATCGACGCCCTTCGATTGATACAGCTGAGCGATGCGCTCGGCGGGCACGAACAGGCTCTCGACCGGCGTGCCGTTTGTTTGCGACTGCATGAAACTGGCAAATGCGTCTGGCGAACGTGCGCGCGTCGCGCTGTCGGCCGCGCCGTCTTGCAGCTGCTGGAAATTCTGCATGTCGGCTTGGGCCTGCCGCACCTTCAGCATGTCGCCGGCGAAGTGCACGCCCGCGCCGACGCCGTGCATGCCACCGAACAACAACGCGCCCGACTCAGCGGCGTCGGCTAGCCGCGTGATCGCCTGCTGGCGCGTCGCGTCATCGTTGAAAACGGTATGGAAATCGCCTGGGCTGATCTGCTTTGCGGCTTCTTCGCCCAGGATCTGCGCACCGTCCATGGCCGCATTCAATGCCGCGCCTTGCACACCACCCTTGGCCGCCGCAAGCGTAGCCGTGCGGAGCGCCGCAGCAACCGTCGGACGCGTCATCGCTTGGCTGACCGCTTCGGAGACGAAAGGCGCAATCGCTTCGCTGCCGACCTTTGCCGCCGCGCCGCCACCAATGCCGGCTACGCCATAGGTAAGCGCGCCCGCGATCAATGCGCCGATCTGCTTGGATGGCTCGGACAGCTCACCGCCGCCGTCATCGCGCACGTTTGTAAGTGCACGGTAGGTAAGGCCGGCGCTAACTCGCGCCATGTCAGCCTTCATGCCGACAATGCCGCCAGCGATCGCGCCCGGGATAGCGCCGATGCCGCCTGCGCCGGCACCGATCGCCGCGCCGCCTGCAGCTTCGGGTGCGCCGGAAACGATGTTGTCGATTAGACCCGCAGCGAACGAGCTAAAGGTCTGGGCCGTTCCATACAGGCCTTGGGCGTGCGGCTGTTGCGCGAGTGTGTTTTCGGCTTGCTTGATCTGTTGGTCGGTGTCAGGCGTCGCCATACCTGCCACGCCAGCGCCCTGCTTCGTGTTATATAGCCGGCCGAGCTGGTTTTGCGCGATCGCGGACACCGCGCCGCTTTTCAGGGAAGCTAGCGCCTTCGATACCATGTCAAGGTTATCGAAGTCGTCCTGCGCCACCCGTGCCGCCGGCGGGTTCGCTGCGACCCACTGGGCGAGCACAGGGTTCGTCTGCATGATCTGGCGGTTCTGCTGCAGCTGCGCCTGCTGCTCGTACATCGGCAGATTGGCTTCGACGGCCGGCGCAGGCACGCCCACCTGCGGCGCGACCTGCATCGCGCGTGCCGCCGTGTCTGGCTTCGAGGTCTGAGCTGCGAGCAGATTGTCGGTGGCGGTGCGCTGCGTCGCATCTCCCATCTGTCGCACGATGTCGGCGTATGGATTAGCGCTCTCTGCAGGTTGCGGAGCGGCAGGCGCCGCGGCAGGCGTGGTGCCCTGCGGCGTCGCGCTTTCCATCGACTGGATGATGTCGGCGTAATCTGGCATTAACGGTCGTTCGCGAAGGGGTTATCGACGGTCGAGGTCACCGGCGCTGATGCTGCACGGCCGCCACGTGGCTTCTTCGCCGTGAGCTGCGACTGCGTATAGATCTGGTTGATGACGGTGTCGCTCGGCGTCTGGCCCGGATGCACCTGCTGGAAGGCGCCGACGATCTTCGCCCTCTCGGTATCTGGTGCGGGAATCTGGAAGTTGCCCGGATCGGTCTGGAAGGCACGCGCTGGCGCAGGGCCCGACCACCACAAATGGCCCGACGATTTGCTGCTGTCGACGCCCTGCTGCAACAGACCATTGGCCATGTCCCGCAGCTCGCCGTCATTCGGTGCGCGCTTGTTGGCCGAATAGAAGTCATCGAGCGATTGCGACAGGCGACCGGTGAACGTGTTGTAGTCCTGCGCCTTGTCCGGCGAATCCTTCGCCGTCGGGATATGCACGCCAGCAGCCTGAAGGGGCGCGCGCGCGACAGCCATCGCATGCTCGAGGTTCAAGGCCTTCGTCTGGTCTCGCTCAGCGCGGCCGGTCGCGGCGGCCTGCAGGTTGATGAGCTGCTCGGTCATGCTGTGAGGCAGCTGGCCGAAATACTTCGTCAGATCCTCATTCGCAAACGCCGTCTGATCGTTCGCTGCCTCGCCCTTCAGTTTGTAGAAAGTCGCGAGCGACGCCTGATTGACGGGCGGATCCGTGTTCTTCGCGTTATGGTCGACGAGGTCCATGATGCCGACCTGCTGCTCGGGGCGCAGCATCGCCCAAGCCGATTTCATATCCGGCGTGGACAGAAGGTCGCTCAGAGTTGTCGGCTTGCCACTGCCGCTCGAGCCGATCGCAGCCGAAACAAGCGAGTCACGCGCTGCCATCTGCTGACCCTGCTGACCGGCCACAATCTTGTTCGTCTCGTTGAACAAATTTCCGACGACTGCATCGCGGAATGTGGGGTCGTTCGGGTAAAGGCTTGTAGCGAGCGTGCTGGCCTGATCCTGCCAGTCGGCGAGATGCGCGCGAGGGTCATCACTTGTCGGCGGAGTGCCGGCCTTAGGCGGTACGGCCGCGTTGATCTTCGAGATATAAGCCTGCGTCGCCGCCGGCATTTTCGCAACCAACGAAGCGTCATTGAGCGGCACCCCAGACGCCTTGGATGCCTGAACCAGCTTGTCAACGTTGCCGGGGCCCCAGTTGTATGCCGCCAGCGCAAGCGTCTGATCGCCGCCGTAGTGCGCCCCCATCGCGTCCAGATAGTCGTTGCCAACACGCGAGCGTTCCGCAGGGCTGTTGTCAGCGGCCGGACGAACGCCGTAACCGGGACTCCAGTTGGTGGCATCCATAACCTGCATGTCGCCCTTTGCGGTTCCTTGCCCAGCAACATAAGGGCCGACAGCAGACGGGTTACCGCTGGATTCGGCGTTTTGAACTGCTGCGTGCAGAGCGTCGATCGTGGACCCATTGATCGTCGCGCCACCCTGCATGATGTTCGAGACGATGTTGCGCGCGAGCACCGGCCGCACATTCGCTTTCAGATAGTGCTCAAGGTTCGGTCGGTCCGCAGCGCTGATCTGCTGCTGGTTATCGCTGTACATGTTTTGCGCAGCGACCGGATCGTTCTGTGCATAGCGCATGATCCGCTGCTGCCACGCCTTGCTGACGTAGTCGGACTGCTTCGCCGCGACCTGCTCCGGCGACCAGCCCTGCAACTCACCCATCTGCAGCGCTTCATCCTTGATGGTCGCGACCGCCTGTCCGAAGCGGTTATCGTCGTTGTAATAGTTCGCGGCAGTATTCATCTCCAAGTTAGCGCGCGCATCAGCGGTGCCGACCTGCCAGATCTTGTTTTGCTGGGCCGCGTGCTGGGCGCCGCTCGACAGAGCGTATTCGACCCGCTTCACGCCGGCACTATCGAACATGCGTTGAGCGGCAGGGTTCGGCAGAGCGGAGCGGGCGTCCTGATAGGCCTGCTGAACGGACTGCTGATAGTCCTGATAGCCATCCACCGCGTCTTTGCCGAGCTTCGTGCCATAGCCATTCTGCGGGTCGAACTGCAGATCGGTCAGCTTCGACGCCAGTTGAATATCAGCGTTCTTCGCGAGCGTTTCGTTCTGTAGGCCCTGAAACGCGACAGCCGCTTGCGCCATCGTGTTTGACACCTGATCGGTCGCGGCTCCGATGCGCTGCGCCGCCACGCCGATTTGTGCGCCGAACGCATCGGGAGAGGCGCTCGCGTTGTCGTAGGCCGCGTGCACCTGGCCAAATTGCGTCTGGGTCGTCTGGAGAGGAACTTGTGGCATGACCTGAATCAACCGTAATCAGCTGGGTTATCAAACGACGAGTCGTATCCGCTACTGAACAGACCGTTCGTCTTGTACTGTGCCCACTTGCTGCCAACACTGGACGCACCGCTGAGAATCGACGAGAACCCGTTGACATAGCCCGCTGTTTGCGCGTTCGAGCTCGAGGCCTCGTCGAGGCTCGCCTGCTGGCTATAGCTCAGGCCCTGCAGCTGATAGCCGTACGCCTGGCGAGCCGCGTTGTTACGGATGGTCATGGCGTCGACGTCGCCCAACTTCGCCGTGTCGCCCTGGATGCGCAGCGCACTGCCACTGTCTAGATCAACACCGTTCGCGGCCATCGCCGCGCGCTCGGCTCCAATCATCTGCGAGGTTTGCTGCTGCTTCGCCGCGACCTGATTCTCACCATCGTCCATTGCCTGCTTTGAGTACGCATTTGCGACGATCTGGTTGTTCTTTGCGACCTCTGCCTGATAGCTGGCTGCAGCGCTGGCCGCCTGTCCCTGTCGGACTGCTCCGTACGCGGAAACGCCCGCACCTACTGCGGAGACGGCAAGACTGATTGACGCGATAGCTGCTGCTGAAAGTCCCGCAGACATGACTAGCCCTCCAGCCGATTGTTTAGAAGCTGCACGTTCTCGCTACCGCCGAGTAGTTGCTGGTTGGTGGATTCGAAAAGTTCCATCGCAAGCTTTTCGAGGTCTGTCTCGTCGGTCGCGTGGACCGTGGTCCAAAACGTGTCGCGATAGGTGCAGCCCGCGCGCTTGGCGCCCGGCTTCGACTTGATGATGAGTTGCAGCGCTGTGATGCGGCGCACGCCTTCGTCGGTCGTCACATCGATATCGCCAGAAACGATGCAGAGGTGCTCTGACTTATGCACGGCGCCGGTCAAGACCGTGCCCGCCCGAATGAACATCTGCCGCGCATAGAGACCGGGCGCGAAGTGATGCCACACCGGACACTCGGCCTGAGGCAGCTTGTTGATTTCCGCCTCGAGCCGGTTCACGTAACCGATCATGTCGCCAGCAACGACTTCCATCTTTTTCATTCCCCAATTTCAAAGCGGTGAAAGAGCGCGCCTGCCGGGCCGATCGGCTCAGCGTCGTGCACAACGAAACCAAGGCGCTTGAGCCACTTCACGCACGTGACATAGCGCGCGTCGACAACGTTGTGCAGATACGGAAACTTGCCGCGCAGGTGCGCGAGGTATGGCTTGCAACCGCGCAGGAACGTGACGCGGTGCTCGGCCACGAGGTCCGTCGACAATAGCCACGGTGATCCAGCATTACCAATCAGCGAGGTCGTCCCGATGCCGAACATGCACGCGGGCTGCTCATCGACGAGCCACGTCCAGGCATACAGCGACCACTCGAGCGAGATACGGAGCGCCTCAAGCGGCTCAACGTTCGCGATGGCCCAACACTCGGCGCAGTCGGCCGCACGCATGCGCGGCGCCATTGCGACCGCGTGCTCAAACCTTGCAGGGACGACGCGCGATTCCATCAGCTATCTCCCACAGTGATTTCGGGGATCAGGCCTAACACGGTGCACGGCAGCGGATCATCCTGTTGAATGCAAATCTGCCCGGTGAGGTCATAGAGCGGATCGAGCGTGATCCGTTCGTCGCCGGTGATGAGCTGGATTGGCTGCCCCATCGGCTGGGTGTTGCGCTCCTTGAACTCGTGCAGGGTGCTGAACGTCTGCCCGACCTTCATGCCGCGGCTGTTCAGCATGCGCACCGTGACCGCACTCACCTTCTTCCGCTTGCTCTGGATCGTCGGGCCACCCTGAATATCCAGATACAGAGTCTTGAGCTGCGCCTGATACGGGAGCCCGACGACGACCGATGTGGCGGCACGCTGCAGCGTCACGGCACCCTTGATGACCTGCTGCTGCGGCAGCACGTTGCCGTCGGCCAGCAGCGCGACGGTCTGCCCTTCGAGATGGTCCATGCCGCTGACAGTGCTGACGGGCACCGTTAGCGACCACTCGCCCGACGACAGCGGCCACAACGAGCTGAGCGCAGTCGTCACATTGACGATGATCTGCTTCGCGGACGGCACGGCAACGACAGTGCCCATACCGTTAGCCGCACGCAGGATGGCACCAACGTGCTGCGCACCGAACACCGCCGTGTCCGCGTTCATCGTGACGCGAGATTGCACGATGGCGGTGCCGGTCGCGCCCGACCCGGTTGAGTCGGATATAACAAGGTTTGGCCGGGTTGCGACGGCACCGGGCGTGGTCGCTGCGATGGCCGTGATGACTCCGGCGACTACCGTCGCGGCGAACGTAGCGCCACTGCCGCTCGCATCCACCACCGTCGGGCTGGTGTAGTTCTGGCCACCATTGACCACGTTCGCGCCGTAGATACCAGGCGTCGCCGACAGGGCTGTCGGCCAAAGCGTTGCTGCCGGGTAGGTCAGCGGATATTGGCGGCCGCAGTCGACGAACCATGCCTTGCTCAGATCCGCCGGCACGCCGACCGACGGATCGCCGCCCATGATGCGGCTTGCCATGCGCTCGACGTACTGCACCAGCTGGCCGTTGACCATCCGTTGGACGACAAAATAAACCGCGTTCTCATTACCCTCGGATATCGAGCAAACCGACTTGAACAGGCCGTCCGTGTCGTGGCGGCACCATGCATAAACGTCCTGTTCCTTGATGTAGGTGAACGACAGCAGAATGCCGTCCTCGCGCACCGCCCAGATGACCTTGTACGGCTCCTCCGAATAGGCCCACTCGACAATCTGGTGACCGTCGAACAGATGCTTCGAAAGCACCGTCATGTCGCTGCCGGTGTAGATGTTCACGTAAAAGTTGTACGACAGGTCGCGCACTGTCGCGCCCTTCGCCTGCACATACAGGATGTCGTAGTTAATGACGATCGGCGGGACGTCCGAACAGCCGTTGTAGGCCTGCGGCACAGCATCGAACTGCGATGGCGTGATCACGCTCGACTGCGTGCCGCCGTCGATACGCCAAGCGCCGCTCGCCGTCAGTGCAATCAGCGAGGTCATCGGCAGCAGGTGCTTGATGGCATTGACCTGCTGCGAAGCGATCGTCGCCTGAATCGCGTCATCCTGCTTCGATGGGCTCGAGTAGTCCATGTTCAGGAAGTCGCCCGACTTCGACAGCGAGATGCCGTCGGGCTGGTTCGCCATACCGGCGAACACCTGACGCTGCTGAAAATAGGTGCTCGTGCCCGGATTGTTACCGCTCGCAAACGGGTTGTTGCCCTGCGGCGGACAGTTCGAGAAGTCCGGCGTGATGTTGTTGTCGACGAACGTCATATCTGTCGACTGAGCGGTAAGCGAACCAACGAACCCGAATAGCGAACCTGCGGGCGGAACGCCTCCGGCGTTTTCCGCTGTCCGGTAGATATTGAACATGGTCGGTCCAGCTTGAGCTGGGATCGCGAGTATATTGCGCGCGCCGCTCACGCGAGACAGCGTGGCGCCGGAACACTGGGCTTCAGTCGATGGCAGGCTCTCCGTCGTCCCATTTGTGCCGACCGCGGTCACGACATAGGAATATTCGGTCGCAGCGTGTGTAAAGCTGCCGCCCGGAAATGTTCCGAATGTCGTCGTGTCTAGCTGCGTACCATCCGCCTTCTGAAGCGCGAACGAACCGTCTGTCATCGCCGACGTGATCGTGTACGCGTTGCCGTTCATAGACGCGTTCCACGTGCTGCCCGCCCCATCCGGCGCTATGGTCGCGATCACCTGGTCCCCATTGGCAAAGTCGTTGCGGGGCACGGTAAATGTGCCGGGATTGGCCTGCCCGACGCTCGAGATGTTGAATGAGCTCGGTGCGATCGGTGCCGTGACGGTGATGCCAGTCGGTGCGGGCGTCTTCGACTGAAACGTGATCTGCGTAAAGGTCCAAACCCAATGCTGCGTGCGCGTCAGCTGGTATGCCGGATAGCCGATATGCGTCAGCGTCATGACGTCGGCACTCTGCACATACTTCAGTGTGGCGAGGTCGGCCGCTGCGTACGGGCTGACGGCAGTGAACACACGCGCGACGTATCCGCTGGTGAACGTACCTGCCGTCGTCGAGTCGACCGGGTTGCCAAACAGATCGGTCAGCGTGAAGGTGTTGGCGGTTACGTTCTGAACGATGAAGAGCCGTGCATAAAGCGACGCCATGCCACCTACATACAACTCGACTGTGTCGCTATTGTTATAGCCGTGCCCGGTCGCTCCGACGGTGCACGGATTGCTATTCGACACGGACTGCACCGTGACGATCGGCTCGAGCACAAAGCCGCCATTCATCACCACGCGCATCGTGTGGTTGCCGAACAGCAGCGAATACGTCTGGACCGTCGAGAACGTGAACGGGATCAGCCGGTTCGCCGTCGCTGCGCTGACACACGGACCGGTGAAAGCGGTGCCGGCGCGGTTCGATGCGCCGCCGCGAAAGTCGACGAAGAAGTTGCGCATGAGCGCCGCGCCGACGTGATATTTGTCCAGATCGACACGCGACCATAGCGCCGGGCTTAACTCGCCGGCGGCAAATGACGGCTGGATAACTGGTTGGCCCATATCAGTCGTAAGGTGTGAGCGCGATCGGCGCGTTGAACCACTGCGATCCGTCCGGAATCCAGTCAGCGGCGAAACCGCGTACGCGCATCCAGTCCGGCTGGTGATCGATGACCGTCAGCCCCTCGTTACCGTTACTGACCTGTGCGCCATTGAGCAAAGCCTGGGCGAGCTGAATCAGCGTCTGCCGCGTGCCTTTATCACCGGTGAGCGGGATGGCCAGCTTCGAGCCGAGCACCGGCACGAACGCGTCAACGAACGACGGATCGTAAATTGCCGGATTCGTGATGCGTGCTGTGTACACCAGTTGCGCCAGCGGCTCGTTCGTCAGCAGCACCGTGATGTCGTTGCCGTCGCTGTCCTCATCCGAGCCGATGATGAACGGCACCGGACGCTGCTGTGCGACCGGAAACGGTGCACCGGTGATTGCCATCTGCGGCAGCACGAAACGCGCTAGCAGGCAGTTCGCCGGGAGTGCGTACTCGTACGTCCATGGCTGCGGTACCGCTTGGCCCTGCGTAGCGTCGGCGATCAGCGCGAGCTGCACCTGCTTGCGCGCGAAGTTCCAATGCACACCGCGCAGCGCCGCCTCTAGCGCGACGTCATAGTGCAGCGAGCACTGATTCGATTCGCCGCTGCCCTCGTCGAGGGACGCAATGGTCGAGCGTGTGCCCACCGCCGCGAGCGCAAGATTGCAGATCTGGACTTGATTGGTCGACACGCGTTACTCCTTCGCGCCGTACAGTTTTTCGGCTGCCGACGGACCTTTACCGTCGTCGAGAGCCATCTGCGTGATCTGCAGGCTGACCGACTTATAGCCGTCGCCGCGCTCCGATTCGGAGCTGCTCACACTCGTCACCTTCACGGTCGCCGTGAGACTCATCTCGGCACCAATTGACGGCAGATCCTTGATGCCGAGCTTCGCGAGCTCGTCGCTGCCGAGGCTGATGCACAGCCCGTACGGATAGTCCGGACCTTCGTCGGCCTGCTCTTTCCAGCGATCTTCCGCGGCCTTTTTCTCAGCCTCGGTACGCTCCATGCTGACGAGCTTCATGTGGGCAGCTCCCGCTTACGTTGGTGCGCTTACGCCGTCAGTGGCGCGAGCTTGTTGAAGTCGAACTGCTTCGGCTTGTGCTTCGCGATCATCGCCTTCGCTGCGTCGTTCAACGGCACCATGTGGTAGCCCGGAACGCCACGAAATTCGATAGTTGCGCCTTCTTCGTGCAGCCGCTCGAAGTTGTCGTTCTCGGTCCGCAGATAGGCTTGCTCGGTGAGTTCGTAACGCGGGCATTCCCGCGATTGCGAGTCGCCAGCCTGAGTCTTGTCGAGTGGGTCGGGCATGTCGATTCCTTAGGTGCGCTGCCGGGAAAAGCCGGGGCGGTTGGCAGCAACGCCGCCCCGGCACGCCGATTAGTTCGCGGCGTTGTAGTTCGCCTGGTATTGCGGGCTGTCATCGCGGCTGAGCACGATTGCGGCCGTCACGGCGCCAGCGCTGAACACACCCGTGCTGACGAGGTAGTTCAGGCGCAGGTAGCGTGTGAGGCCGTTGTTCGGCACGTCCATCTTGGCGATCTTGGCGCCGGCTCCGAGCGACGCAACCGGCAGATCATCAGACTGCGCGATCGTGTTCCATGTGACGCTGTCCGTGCTGGCCTGAAACTGCACGCGCAGCGTCGCAGCGTTGGTGGTGGTGAAAGCCGTCGGGCACAACACAAGCAGCTTGAGCGACGGATCGTCGCCAACGCCCATGTCGCGCGCGGCTCCCAGGTCAAGTACGTTCGTCGACGCGCGCGAGTTCGTGACTGCACTCTGCGTATCGAACAGAAGGTTTCCATCGAGAAGCATGTCTATCTCCGGTGGCGGGCCGTCCTAGGCCTGCTGGTTCAACAGTTCGCTACGATCGGGCGCGCTTAAACGACACGAGCCTCGGTCGATACGAGCGCGTCACAGGTACGCACGGGAATGCCACGGAACGTCAGCACGGGCTTGCCGTCCCACTCGTCCTGCTTGAGCAGCACGTTCTGCTTGTTGACCGCCTGCATGTCGAGATACGTGCTGATCGTGCGGTTGCAGTAGAAAGCGGCACGAACCTGAGGCATGCCGTTCTTTGCATCTGACGTCTGCACCGGACCAGCGGCGCGCGGTTGCGTCGGCAGACGGTGCACCGCACGGATCAAAGCGTTGATCAGGTTCGGCGCCGTGCCGCTGATCAGGTTGACCACATCGATGTTGCAGATGCGGACGACATAACGCCAATCGCGAACCGAGATGCCCATGTCCCACTTGTAGTGGGTGCGGTAGCCCTGATACTGGCCACCGTTGCCGTCCTGCAGCGTCCACTCGCCCAGGTCGCGATGCTGCAGACCGGTCGGCTGACCCTTCGGGAAAATGCCGTGAACGGTATTGGCGCCCCAGCACACCAGCCAGATCGACGTGTTGGTCGAGCCGGTACCGCCGCAATCGATCACGTTTTGCGCGCTCGCTGCGTTCGCCGTGTTGACCGTGCTGAACCGCGGCGCGAGGCCGAGAATCTGCTCAGGCGTGCCGGCGCTGTTGCTGTAGAAAAGCGCCGACGCCATCTGCTGATTCATGCCTTCCATGAACGGCTGATCTTCCGACAGACGGAACTCCGAGCTATTACCGTTCAGGTCAGCCAGCGACTTGTCGATCTCGCTATACACCTCGAGCATGCCGATGTTGTCGATAATCTGCGCGGTGGTGCTCTTACCCTTCGGCACCCCGTAATTCAGCATCCGCCACGTTGCCTTCGGCAGGCCCGTGCGAACAGTTGTCTTATGGCCGGATGCCTGGTTTGCCTCAACGAGAAGCATGTCATCCATGACCTCGTTGCTCTGCGACAGCATTTCGACGACCACGGCGATCTTGCCGTCCGGGTCGACACGCTTTGCCCAATCCGCGTAGGTAAGGGCGAGTGCTCCGATCGTTGCCATTCAAGCTCCTAGATCTTCATAGCGCTCTCCTTATCGATCTGTCTGGTCGCGGTTTAGGCAGTGTTAAGTGTGTGCCCGAGTCAGCGAACGAACAGGATTACTGGTTGGTTTGAGACTGCGAGGGGTACAGCTTTTCGGCTGCGGATTTCGGTTGGCCGCTTGCAGCTGGTGCGCCGCTCGCGACTGAACCGCCCTCGCCGATTGTTTGCCCGAGGCGATACAAGAAACGAATCACTTCCGGGTTGTTCCCGGCGCCGGTGTATTCGAAGGCCTGCCGGATTTTCGCGGCGTCTTCTCCACCGATGACATCGATCGCATTCGCGACGACTGCCTTCATGGGCTCGAAGTTCTTGCCGCCGATTTCCGGGTCCTTCATCACCGCTTCCTGCCACTGCTTCTGCGTGTCGTACCAGAGTTGCGTGCTGGCATCGGTCGCAGACTTCAGTGTGTTGGCGTGCAGATCGACGAGCTGCTGAGCCTGTTCTTGGGTCAAACCAGCTTCGCTGGCCTTCGCCTTGAAATCGTTCAGCTTCGCTTCGTCGACCTCAACGCCCTCGGGCAACTTGAAATCTGTATATTCGACGGGCGTTTTTTCGCCGGTCTCTTTGCCACCTTCCTTACCGGCCGCATCGGCCTCGCCAGCTTTTTCCGCGCCGTCGGCTTTGGCTGCGGCAGCGGCGGCAGTTGCATCGGCCGCCGGCGCAACTGCATCAGCGACCAGATTTCCCGGCGGCGTAGGTGCCGCCGCAGGCGACGGAGTTGGCGCGGGCGCCGGTGCTGGCGATGGTGCGGGCGTCGGCGCTGCAGCAGGAGCACCACCAGTGGGCGCGTCACTCGCGCCCTCGCCTTCGAGAAGCACGAAGCGTTGCATCAGTCGCTTAAACATTCTGTTTGGCCTCCTTCGCCATCAACAGGTACTGCTCGGTGAAGTGCTCGGTCAGGTCTGCCATGATCGGCAGACCAATTTCGCGCTTGCCCTCGTTGAAAAACGTGGTCGAGTTGCCGGTGAAGCACGAACGGAAGATTCCGCAGTCACCGAGCAACGCCCACATCCACGCGCGGCCATCCGGCGTCGCCATGATCTGACGCAGCCCGTTGCGACGGCGGTCGTCGAGCTGCTTCGCCTTCGAGCGCCGTTCGCCTACCTTGTTTGCATCGCCGGCATTGAACTCAGTGGCGCCAGCTTCGGCGCCGTCGTCGAGGTCAGTGCGCGAGCTGGATTCGTCCTTCGGCATCTGCGATCACTTCCTCATGATTGGGAATCTGGAAAACCTGTTGGCCGATATGGCCGGTCTGCATCGTCAGATCCACATCGAGCCACACGCTGAAACCAGCATCGCGCGCGACGCGGCAGAAGTAGTAGTCTTCGCCCTCGATGTGCGCCGGCAGACCCGGGACCTCGTTGTCTTCGTGCGCTGGCGTGCGGAAATACGGACGCTGAAGGTGTTCGAACACGCTGCGGCGAATGAGCAGGCAACCAGTCGGCAGGCCGCTGACCTCGACCAGTCCGCTCGCTGCCTCGAGGCGCTCGCCGTCGAGCGTGCGGCCGAGGACCTCATACGGCGGGACTCGCTTGCAATAGGTCGCGCCGACGATGTCTTTGTCGTGGGCCAGCAGACGCGGGATCGTGTCGCGCGGGAACAGCAGATCGGAATCGAGGAACAGCAGCCATTCGCAATTGAGCGCGGCAGCCTGGTCGACCAGTGCATTGCGGTTCGTGACGACCAGCGAGCCCTTGGTGTTCAGGATCGCGATCGGCATGCGGGTCGAATAGGTCAGCGCGGCGAGGCACATCGCGAAGTCGGCATGCACCATATCGTTCGACGGCACGCAGATCGCGACGCCTTTCGGACGGTTCTCGGCGAACGAGCCTTCATACGGAAGTTCGATTTTCGGCATGTGTCAGGCTCCCGCATAAGGCACGACGTTGATGAACGGTGCTTCGTTGCGCAGGAAAGCTTTGACGAAGTCTTGGCCGTCCTGTTGGCGCGCGAAGCGCAGCGCGAGCGATCTGTCGGGCGACCACGCGCCGAGCGCGCGACCGATCACGCGGCCCTCACTTAGCGACAGCGCCGACTTCACGCCTGCATCGTTCATCTCGATCAGCCACCCGTTCTGTGCGGTGTCGGTGGCTGTTGCTTGGTCCGGCATTGCGTGCCCTCCTTCGTGGGTTTCAGCTAACTGCGCCCACGTCCTGAGCGGACGGGAGCGACGGATACATGGTTTGCGCGGCGGTCTTACCCGCCGGCTTTTTCTTTTTTCCACCTGACTGCTTGGCCGCGTCGGCGAGGTTTGGCTGAGCCTGTTGCATTGCCGCCTGCATCACGGCGGCCGGTATTGCGCTTGGAATGTCTGGCATTGCTTCCCCCGCTTGCGTCGTCGAGCGTCTGACGCCCGACATCGGTTAATTCCCATGTGACCTGCGTCGAACAGTCCAGACGCCTCAAATACCCTCGCGCTACAAGCGACGCGGCTGTATGCCCGTCAACGAACAGCGTTCGATCCTGCGCGACCCGCTCGAGCGCCGCGATCTCGCGGTCGGCAAGAACCCGCATCGATCAAGCATTCCCGGTCAGCTTCTGCAGCGCATTGACGCCGCCGCCAACGTCCGTGTTCGAAAGCACTTGCGCGCCCTGCACGGCGGCCATCGCATTCGCGCCCTGTGCCTGCTGGGCCTGCTGCTTCGCGCGCTGCGCACGGATCTGCAACACCTTGGCCAGCGGCACGACGATCTTCGGCGACACGCCAAGCATCTCGGCGTATTCGTCAATCATCTCGTCCCAGTCAACGTTGTCGAGGGCGTCCGGCACGGCGCCAGCGATGTTGCCGACGAACTGGGCGAAGCGCTCCACGCTCGCGGTCGCAGCAGCTTTCTGCGCCTCGCTGAGCATGGAGATGTACTCAATCTGGATGTGCTGGCCGCGCAGCGCGTCCGGAATCGGAGGCAACAGACCCTTGCGCAGCATGATGTTGAACGTCCGGTTGATGGACGGATCGAGCGCCTCGTTGTCGAAGCGCTCGATCACCGGGCCCAGCTGGATCAGCTTTTCTTCCTTGCGCTCGTCGATCTCGGTCGCGGTGCGAACCGTGTCGAGCTGACTGATCATCATGAACAGATCTTCGAAGAACGTATCGCCGATGCGCTTGCGGACGTCTTCGATGTCGGCGAGTAGGTGCTGGATCTGCGGGTTGATTTCGTACGCAGGCCTGAACCCAACGTTGCCGTTGGTCATGTTCACGTACGTGACGCCACCAGGCAGCAGGGACGCGGGCTGGTTCTTCAGCTGCACGTCGCCGACCATCGGCGGATTGACCAGCTTGTCGATCGCCTGCGCCTTGCGCTTCTGCTCGATCTGCAGCTGCTTGATGTCGCCGAGCGCGTCCATGGCCGGGCTGCGGCCGTATGCGTCGTTGCCGGACACATCCCAGCGCGGCGCGATGAAGGGGCGCTCGCTGAAGCCGCGGAGGCGCAGCACTTCGATCTCAGCGGAGCCAAGCTCCCAAAAGATCTCGCGGTACGCAGCACCGCGAAAACCCATTGCGCCAGGCAGGAAATCTTCGTTCGGCTCGATTGCGTGACCAATGACAATCTCGCGGGTGAGCGCGGCGCCGCCGGTGCGAATCGCCTGCTGCACGGTAGGCGAACAGTTCTGAACGCCGAACTCCTTCGCGCACTGGTACGTCGTATAGACGAACTCGCGATAGAAGGTGTCGACGTCGCCGCGCGGGCCGATCGCGAGGTAGTACTCGCCGGCGCACGGGTTGTAGCAACGGATGACGGACTCGAAGTCCTCATAGATGATCATCGGCGCCGTGCCGAACGACCCGAGATCGCCGTGCAGCGTCGCCATGCCGTTGTAGAAGTTGGACGAAGCGAACACGCGCTCCATCCGCTTCGTGACCTGATCCAGCCATAGCTTCACGCCCGGCGCTTCGGCCAGATCCTGATCTTCGAGGGTCTGGCGAAACCACGGGCGGCCCGGCGACGTCATGCCGGACATCATCCCCGACGCGAGCGTGCGCCATGACTTCGTTGCCGAGCTGTCGATGATGCGCTGATTGATGGGGCTGCCGCGATTGACCTTGTTTGGTGTGACGAGCCAGTTATAGCGACGCGGCAGCAGGTACTCGGCGATCTCGCGCCAGTGCTGCCACCACGAATACCGTTCCACGCGCAAGCCAACCAAGCGCTGGTCCACGTGCGCACGCAGCCGGACAATCTCGGTCTGCGAAAGCATCATGGACAGAATCTTCGGCGTGGCTCCCATGCGCGCGGTCTCCGGTCAGCAGCTGGTTACGATGCGGTCGACTGCGCGGGCGCCACTTCACCCACAGCAGCATCGCCCGTCGACGACGCGGCAGCTGCACCGCTCGCATCGCTTTCCCCCGGCTGCGTGGACGTTGCCGCACCAAGGGCAGGCGACTGGATAGCCGCGGCGTCGCCAGTGGAGAAGTCCGCCGATGCGGCGCTGGCACTGCTGGCAGCGTTTCCCGCGTCAGCGCCAAACGCGGCCGCAGACGATGCAGTCGAAGCGGCCGGGACCGGTGCGGATGACAAATCCACGGCGGCAGGGGCACCGTTTCCCGCTTCACCACCAGCGGCACCGACGTTTCTCACGTCAGAGGCTGTACCAGTCGCTTCGCCAAGATTCGTCTGGCTCTGCGATGCAGTCTGGTCCACCGTCGCAGCACCCGTCGATGCACCCTGTGCAGACTCCCCCGTCGCGGCCGCGCCAGCCTCCGTTGCCACGCTGGCTGTCGGGTCAACCAGCTGCTGCAGCTTCTGCTCGAGCTCAGCGACGCGATCCTTCAACGCGTCAATCTCCTCGACCGCATGCTCTACCAGGCCATGCAGCGCCTTCTCGATCAGCTCGACCGGATTCGCATAATCGATGGCGCGCGCCACGATGTCTTTCAGCTTCTGCAGCTTTTCCTTCAACGTCGACATGTCCAACTCCATCTGGTGTGTTCCGCGCGACAAGCCGTCTGTCGGTGTATCGCAGCGATTAATCCCCGTGGGGCGCTCTCCGCGCGGAACTCGGTTAGGCCATCAGGCCGGATATCAGCTACCCAGCGCGGTCTTGGTCGTCGTGCTGGCGGTGTTGGTCAAGCCCGATGCGCCGGTGATGATCGTGCCGGACGGTCCACCCGCAAGAGCCGCACGCTGCTGCGCAGACTTGGCTGCATCGGCACCCGTCGCGGATTGCGCAGTCGGTGCCGGCGGCGGCGGAAGCGGCGCGGCTGTGCTCGGCATCGAAGGTTTTCCAAAGCCCATGTGTTGCTCCATCAGTTGTACGGGTCGTAGTCCGTCTGGACCTGATTCGTGTGTGCTTCGGCATACGGGTCATAGTCCGTTGCCGCGTGGCCGCGCTGCACGCCACCGGGATAGCCAGCACGGCCAGCATCGGCACGCGGCATGACCGGATACGCAAATGTCAGTGCGAGCGCGTCGCCAGCGTCCGGCGATGCAAGCCCGCGATCCTTCATGTCCTTCTTCGACTCGAGCAGAATCGCGTCTTTGCCTTCGAGCAACTTGAACGAGTACTCCGGGCCGATCAGGTCCTGCTCTAGCTCGATGTCATCAGGGATGGCACCGCCCTTCAGCCACTCCTTCATCTCGCCCCACATCTCGGCGCGCTTGTTGAAGTACGTCACCAGCTCGGTGCCAGGCATCGAGCGGTCGGCTTTCGACCCGAACTGCACGCCGATGACCGGATAGCCAAGCTGGCGCAAGCGATCGACCACGCCACCGCCATTACCGCCTTCGTCGACAAACACGCCATCAGCGCGGTACCGGTCAAACTCAACGGCGACACGTGCGGCCAGCTGCATGTTGTCGAGCCCGCGGCACTCGATCCATTTCGTCGTACGCGCGTCGCGGCCTTTACGGAATGCGATCACTGAGCGGTCATCGCCAAAGCGAGCGACGTCCACGCCGATGATGAAAGGGTCATGCAGACCCGCCACCGCCTCGCGCTTCTGTGCCTGCTCGACCAACTCACTCGAAATGAACTGCATGGTCCCCGCCCTTGGAAACACGCCCCTGATACGCACACGGACAAAGTCGCTGTCTTCGCCGTGATCCTCTACCCACTTAGCCAGCTGCCGCTTGTTGGTCATTCGCACAGTTCGCGAATCGATCTGTCGGCGCAGCCAGCGATGTTTCATACGTCCAAAACACTCGCGGAACCGGCCGGTGTTCCGCGTCGGGTTGCCTGCGACGAACCAGATGATCTGTGTATCCTCGTCGGTCAGCGCGCCCTCCGTCACTTCCCAGATCTTGTCGGCGATCGCTGAGCCCTCGTCGAAGATCACTAGGATCCGCTTGCCCTGGTTATGCAGGCCGGCGAACGCTTCGGTGTTCGTCTCCGACCAGGGCACCATGTCCACGCGCCAGGTCTTTTCGTGTGCCGGCTGCTTCGAAAAGATCGCGGTCGCGGTGACCGTGAACCAGTGCTCGCAAATGCAGAGCCGGTGCCACTTCATCAGCTCCGGCCATGTCTTCGTGCGCAGCTGCGTGTCGGTGTTCGCCGTCACCACGCCGCGCGTGTCTTCAAACGTTGCTACCGCCCACAAGATCAGCCACGACACAAACGCCGATTTGCCGATGCCGTGCCCAGAAGAGATAGCTATCTGGATCGCCTCGGTCGCGGTGATCAGGCCTTCGCCGATCGAACGCAACAAATCGATTTGCCACTCGTCAGGGCCCGGATGCTTCGCTAGCTCACCCTCGCCCCACGGAAACGCGAAAAGAACGAAGCCAAGCGGGTCGTTCGCAAAGGCTCCGATCTCGTCAATTAGCTGCTCTTCAAGCTCCGCTTTCGTCGCCATTGGCACGCCGACGTCGTGCGGCCGCGAGTCGTTCAGCGAGCTTGTCGTTGATTTCGATCTCGACCTTGTCCTTCAACATGCCCAGGTGGCGTGCGACCAGCTGCGTCGCGTTGTCCTTCGAATGCAGCTTCACCTCGAGCCCGTCTTTGCCTAGCTTCACGCCCGCGTAAAGCGACTTGAGCGCGGGCGGCAACTTGCGCGTGTCTTTGACGAAAATGCTTCCGTGGCCCTCGCCAAAGCACTCGGGGCAATCCGGATGCGGATCTCGGCGCTTATCGAAGCCGATCCCGCCCAGCTCGTCGAACGCTGGGATCTGCTCGGGCTTCAAACCCTGCGCCTGCAATTTCCCGGATTCCACAAGGTGCTCGCGCCTGCGCTTTTCCTGCTCGGCAGGCGTCGACTGATATTTGAAGTCGGTGCCATAGCAGAAACGGCAGCACAGGCGGCGGTATTGAACGATCTCGTTCGTGTCCGCAGTCATGATGGCGCGCAGCTCGCGCAGCACGTCGTCTTGCGTGATGTCGGTCCGCTCGATGCGCGCCGCGCGCCGCTCGGCGAGATATGCGACTACCTGAACGTTTCTTAACAGCCGCGACGCCGCCGATTCGGCAGCGTTGCCTTTCGCTTTGTAACCAGCCGATTTGTACGCAGCGGTCGCATTGAGACTGACGAGGAACGCGTCAGCGAAGCGCTGCTGCTGTTCGGTCAGTTTCTTTGCCATGGCGCGTTTTCAGGTCCAGAAAAAGGAAACGCCCGCGCCAGCAAAAGCCGGAACGGGCGCTTCAAGTTCAGGGACCCTCGCTAAAAAATCCCTGAAGGAGACACGGTGGAATGCAAAAAGCCCGCTGGGTTAGAGCGGGCTTTGCGTTTTCTATGGACGTGCGAAACGTCCCACAAAAAGAGCATATGGCAATGGATCACGAACCGTCAACAATTTTCTGGTTGGCACCATGCGCGGATATCCAGTTGGTGACAACTCTTTGTTATTTGCCGATTCAGTAAATTCGAGGGGCTGGATGGTTGCGCTCGCCACTTTTTCACCCGTCTTCGCCACTGCGGACCGATCCATCGTCGCGATGAAAGCCAAGCTTGCGAGCGACCTGATCCTGTCCGCGCACGGCCTGCTCGATGTCTACCTCGAGGTAGCCGATGGTCGTGAGCACACTCTTATGGCGAAGCACCCGCTGGATGGTTTGAACCGGAACGCCGGCCTCACTGAGCATCGTCGCGAACGTGCCGCGCAAACGATGAGGCGTCAGGCCCTCGACACCGGTCATTGCATTGGCCGCCTTGATGTATCTGCTCGTGAAGCCTGCGGCGAATCCATGACCACGACGGTTCGCCACGATCAGCCCGGATGATGCGCAAAGCGGTGCAAGGTAGTGAAGCAGCCAGTCGGGCATCGGAACAGGAACCGCTTCGCGCCCCTTCGTGCGGCCCGGGGTATAGGTCCGTCGCTCCCAATCGATCCACTCCCATTGGGCGGTCCGCGCTTCCACCTCGCGCAGCCCGAGACCCAGCATCAGACGGATCGCTCGCGAGATCGCCGGGCGCTGCTGCGCATCTATCGCGTCGAGCCAATCGAGTGCCTGCCGGGCCGGGAGCATGGCGCGCGGCTTTTTCTGAACCTTCAGGGGTTTGAGAATCCACGGGACTTCGGCGATGAGTTTGCGACGTACCGCCCATTTGAAAACCAGACGCAGCAAGCGAGCCCAATGGTTCGCGGTCGAGGGAGCGTGACTGTCCAGATGACTGACCCGGGCAGCTTCGACGAGCGCGGTCGTGATCTGATCGAGCCGCAAATCAGCCAGGTCATAAAGATGCAGCCGGCCAAACTGCTCCATGCCGCGAAGGTGCGAGTCGCTTACGGTCGACTCATGCACCTTGAGCCACTGCTGGACCAGTTCGCGCAGGACCGGGATCGGCTCCATGCCACGCGTGGCCAGCTGGGCATCGTCGTACGCGCGCGCCGCGATCAGCTCCGCCTTACGCTTGGACGCCTCACCGGTGGTTCGTTGAACACGGGCACCGTGGATTTGAAACCGGTAGTGCCAGATTTTTTTTACTTGAAAGAGGCTTGGTCCCATCCGCAGCGCCTCGCGGTCAGTCCAACAGACCGTGAGCCGCGAGCATCGGCTTGAGCAGCGCGCAGGCCGCGCGAAAGTCTGTTTCGTGCTGGCCGCTGCTTCGCCCATTCGCGAAAACTGATGCGCCCGCGAGCCGGTTTCGCATCTCGGTCTGGATCGCAACGCGGAATTGCAGTTCAAGCGAGGCGACACACTTCTCGACTACCTCGGCACGGCCCGCGCGCAGCTGCGCGTCGATGTCATCGTCCAAATCGTTTTCCTCCATCCACTGCCGGCTAATTCGGAAGTCTTTCGAATTGCGCGTCGCGCGGTCGAAGCCAAGCTTCGGACGATACGAGTCCTGCACTTCGTACCAGTCAAGCAGCACATCCGGCACCAGATCGGGCCGCGCGGGATGCACTGCGCCCATCTGCACCCTCCCCCCGTCACGCATCCACGCCCCCAGCATGCCCATATCACGGTCCTTTTGTCTGGTCATCAATCAGTCGCGCACTTACGCCGCGCGGCCGTACAGCATCTTTGCAATGGTCTGGTTCAACACCGCGAGCTCGTCGAGCTTCTTCACCTTCCAGATCCGCGCCTGGCCGTGGATGCCGTTGAAAGCGCCACGGTGGCAGTCCGGACACAAGGGAATCGAAGTGAACCACTGACCCTGCTCGATCTCATGGGCCTCGGACGGTCCGGAAAGATCGCATACGCCGCAATCCATTTCCTTGACGGCGACGATGTGGGCCTGCTCGCTCACGGTTGGTTTGCGCTTGTTCTTCGATTGCATCAGAACCCCTCCCGAATGTGCTCACCTTTCACGCGACGAATCGCGCTCATGACGCGTAGTCGTCCACAGGCATCAGCGCGTCGCCGATCGTCTTGCGCGCGAACTGGTACAGATCGACCTGGTTGAAGCGCTCGGCGTCGGCCAGCACGAAACCGATTGCCCGCTGCTCGCGGGAGGCCTTCGCCACAAGCACACGGTAGTACAGCCAGTTCTCGTCGGGCTTGCATGGACGGAAGGGCAGCTCAGCGGCTCGCGCATTGACGCCTTCCGGCGAGCGATACCACTCGGCGCGATCGAACGTGACGGCGGGCGTGGTCGCTACGGATGCTTCCGCGTCGATAAACGTCGTCACGAAGCCCGCATACGTCGGCCGGTCGTCGCCGTCGCGGCCACGCGCCGCTACTGCCAAAGCGTGCGCGGCCCGCAATCGCTCGAGCGTCACGCCGTTGCCTAACCACGTCAGCACATGGACGCGGTCGCGGCTCCGGTCGATCGACAGTTCCTTCCCCCGGGCTCGCTCAAGCGACACCAGCAAGTCGGTGAGTTCGCGCTCGGGGTTTGGGTTCGGTTTCTCATTTTCAGCAGCAGCAGCAATAGACTTATCCACAGCGTCGGTCGCGCGCGTTGCTGCTGTAGTCTCTGTTGTAGTCTCTGTACTGTTAACGGAATGGGGATCTGCACTCCCGCGAGCAAGGGTTTGCCCATCCCGCGAGTCAGGGTTTCCCGCGTTCGCGAGATGGACTTTCCCTATCTCCCGAGATGGACTTTCCCCATTTCGGGAAGTGGACTTTCCCGACTTGGTATCCGAGGTTTTCGAACGCTGTTTTTCGGTCGCCGGAGTCGACGACAGAAGCCGCTCGAGCGCGTCGTCGTCGATGCGGAAATAGGTCTTGTGCTCGATACGCTTTGCGGTCTCGATTAGAACGCCCTTGGATCGAAGCGCGCGCCGCGCGGTACGCTGCTCCTCGTAGGAGAGGCCTGTTTCTTCCTCAAGCTGCTCGACGGTTTTATGAACGCCCAGCTCGCTCGCTGCCTTGTCCTGCCAGTAGAAAATCTGACAGAAGAACACCGACGCATTGACGCCGCCGAGGTAGCGGCTGAGGAAGGGGTAATAGGCGATTGGACGGCCCAATTCACGCAGTACGTCCGCCGCCCTCATACCACCATCTCCTCGGGCACCGTCTCGCCGAACTTGCTGGCAACGTAGGCGCGCATGCATGCCTCGAGCACGACCGTCGAAACGCCCATTACAGCCTTGCACATTGCAACGCACTGGCACGGGGCGATTTTCACAAGCTTTCCAACGGCCTCGTTCCATTCGATGCCGGAGTAGCAGATCGAGATCTGCTCGCGCTCGATGATCGGCCACGCCTGCGCAATGTCCGTCGACGGCGTATAGGCCGTGTAGAAGGTGAAACCCTCCTTGGACCACACCCTGACCAGCACGCTGCCCGGTCGCATTGCACGCAGATCCGGGCCGTGTTCGATGCCTTCAGCACGTGCCACCCAATAGTCGAGCAGATCGCCCGACAGGTCACTTACTCGCATGGGGGTCATCGCCGCGACCCCACGAACGAAATCGCACAGATGACCGCGACGAGGATCAGGACAGCTGACACACCGACCGCAAACGCGCCGAGTTCACTGCCCACGCGAAACCAGAATCCCTCTTGAAGGCAATTCATTGCGGCAACCCACCATGCTCGCGCGCGAGCCGCTCGCCTTCGGTGCGCGATACAAGGCGCAGCTCGATCGTGTCAGCGTGGTAATGCACCATCACCACCGGCTGATCGCCCGGGAAACGCATATTGAGGCGCTCGATGTCGGCGATCGTCAGCGTGGCCGACTCGCCGATCTGGCATAGCAGCGTAGCCATCAGCGCTTGCCAGTTGCTCTGCGCGTGCTGGGTGACTTCGTGATTCGGGTTGAGTGCATTCATGGCGCCACCATCTGCGGAAGTGTCAGGCGATACGAGACGCCGCGGCCTGGCACGCGCATGCGGACGAAATAGCCCTCCTGCTCCAGCTCACCAACGAACTTGCGCGCCGCCGACTCGCTCATGCCGCACGACTTCGCGATGTTTTGGTGCGTCAGGAAGCCTTCGGCGGTGGGCAGCTTCGCTTCGCGCGCAATGAACGCGAGCACAAGCTTTTTCAGCCCTGGAAGCTCGATCGGCCAGACAAAGTTTTCGTGATGCAAACTCATCGGGGGTTCCTCAGGCAGAAGATGATCGACAGGGCGACGAACGCCACCATGCCGAACGTGAGAAGGTCAGCGTCCACGGGTCGCTCCAGTTGGCTTGGGAAGGTGAAAGCGCGCCGCCGCGCCGCAGTGCGTATCAAGCTCAATAGCGCGTTCGACGAATACAGGCATGCCGCGCGCAGTGGTCGGCCGCGCACACTCAGCGAGGAACCATTTGGACGGCAGGAGACCGAAAAGCGAGACGATCCCGTTATCGGGACGTACGTGTTGACAGTCCCGGCACCTAGGCGCCGGATTCCCCGAAGCATTCATAGCGATCACCTTCCGGTCCTGTTGTTCTTGCCGGTCTTTCCCCGGCAGTCATCGACTCAGCACATTTCCCTGTCGCGCGGGGTTACCGTCGTGAAGACCGGTTCGGGTGCCGGGTTGCCTGCCTGTCAGGCGAACCCGCCGCATGTGCAATACGGTCGTGTAGCGCAATCGTTAAGCGGCAACCATGCGATCAGCGAAGGCCTTGACCTCTTCCCAGATCCGGAAGCCCTTCTTCCGATTGAGGTACTGGCTGATCGCGTTGTTGCCTAACTCCTCTTCCACCGCATCGATCTTGTCGGCGGGCAGCTCGCGCCGCCGGCGACCTTTGCGGTCTTTCGGTTCTTCGTTGAAGTAGTCCGTCACAAAACACGCGCGAAGATCACAGCGCTCAGCAACGCCCAGCTTCGTCAGGTTCTTGACCTCTCGCCATTCCCACGCAAGACGGCACGCATCGCGGTAAGTCGCGCACTGCGCTATTAACTCGGGTGGCACAAAGACGAGATCCGTACGTTTCGGCACTACAGGTCGAGGCCGCGTAACGGTCTGGAACAGGCGGATAATTCCCATAGCGAGGTATTCCCTATTGCGATAAACAATCGCTTTTGTTCTTGAATTTGCACTTGCTCGGCTGCCAAAATTTTTGGGCCGACCAATAGTTACTGCAAAGAGGTGGGGATGCACTCAACCCAATTTAGAATCGGAGGTTCCTACACCGACCGATCCTTTATTGGAGGCATCCCCGTGAGCCTTAATGAATTTCTGCCGTACGTATCGCCCTTGATGAGTGCTGTCAGTACAGCGGTTGGAGCCGTGAAGACCGCCGCAGACATCGGTGACAAGTCGAAAATCAAAGAAGCCGCCCAAGCCCTTGACGACCGCCTCCGGGAACTCAACTTCGCCGTACTTCAGGCTCAAGAGAAGAATGTGGCGCTCGTTGAAAAGATTTCCGCGCTGCAGGAGGCCGGCAAGGCCGCCCAAGATGAGATTCGCGATTTGCAACTGAAGAAGCAGGACCTTGCGCGATACGAGCTGGTGGCGCTCTCCGAGGACGTGTTCGCATACAGATTGAAAGCGGCCGAGGCCGACGGCGAACCTGTGCACCACCGCTGCCCGACGTGCGTAGAAAACGGCAAACGCGGATTGCTGCAGCGACAGAAAGAGCATGGCGCGCTCAACCTTGTCTGCCCGGAGTGCCGCTTCGTATACCTGACCGGCAAGTTCAAAGCGATGGAACGGCCCGGCCGCGCGATCACTGAAGACGACGCGGACAACGGACCGCACAGCTGGATGGCTCGATAGCTTCATCACTTAGTCCAATAAAAGGAGATCACATGCACGTCGCTAACCTCATGCCGCTGCTGCAGCTACTGACTTGCAGTCAGTACGTACGACCCCGCGCAATTCAATTGGCAATCCGTCGTCCGGATGCGGATACAGCTCGGGGCACAGTTGATGCGGTGTGAACTTCCACGCTGTCCGCTCCGCAAGCCAAAGCACTCGCCGCTCGGGTAACCGGCGGCGCCACTTCGACACAGCCCAAGCCGTGAGATTGAGTAGACGTGCGACAGCACTGTCGCCGCCGAGATGATCGATCGCGCGAGCAACTTCGCCAGCGCCGACGGGCAGCGCCGCCGTGTCGAGAGAGGTAGCTGTGCGTTCCATAGCCAGCAGAATACTACCGGTAGTAGCTTTTAACAAGCTACTAATAATTGCCATGACCCAAGTCTTCGTCACTGATAAATTGCTACCTACGGTAGAAACTGGAAGAAAACATCAGGTTATGGAGGTCAAATATCCGGAGTTCGGCGCTGCGGTAGACGCGGCGATCGTTGAGCTCGGCTACACAAACAATCAGGTTGCTGACCTGATGCAGATAAACGGCGCGGGCGTGAAGGGCGAAATGGTGCGCCGCTACCGGAACGGTTTCCAATTGCCAGACGCAGCGAAATTGGACGCGCTGGCTGCGGCGTTGGGCAAGAGTGCCGCCGAGCTGCGATTCCCTGATCAAGCGAGGAAAAACGCCACTAATCGCGCCGAGGATTTGACGGATGTCAGGTACTCTGTGAGACGTTTCGTTTTGGAAGTGGTCCAGGCTGAGCGCGATGGAGACCTGCCGGATGGACTGATCGAGGCGATGCAGATGACCCTAGACGTTGCGTTGAAATTGAAACGGGCGCTAAATAGATCGGATTCAGATGAAGATCTGGACCGCGTAAAAAAACTATCGGGATGAGAGCCGATGCGTGCGTCCAGATACTCAAAATCTGGAGCCTATATAAATGCAAACGACAGCTGTAGAGACCAGCAACACGGCCACCATCACAAATATCCGGACACGCCATCGCGGAACTGCGGACAAGCCGGCGAAAGTGATCGAACTCCCCCCAACGGGTGATGTAATCGCATCGATACGCATCGAACTGCGACGCGGTGGAAAGGTTAGTTACCAAATGGATGGAGTTACGCACTCGAACGCGTACCGGCTCACCTCAGCCCTCCTTCGTGCAGTAGCCGAAACGTTCCAGATGATGCGGAAAAGTGGATAGATCGATGGCATTCAATGATCCGGATGGAAGGAAGAAGGCACTGGTGACGCTGTGTCTGGTCGGCGCCACAGTGTGGGTGCTGATCAGACTTTGCAGTTCTGGCGCCGGCGACACCATCGGGGAACGCATACAGACTGTCTGGAACGATGTCGGAAAGTTCATTTTCGCCATCGCGCTACTTATCGTAATTCACTTTGGCCGTGACATTCTGATCCGGCTCGCAAACCGCCGATAAAAAACAGCCCGCCGCCCGCGGGCTTTTCTTCGCCCCACAAATCTACTACCAATAGTTGACTTAAGATCTACTTGTAGTAGCATTGTCTCGACGCACCGTCATCACATACGGAGAGACCATGCTCAATCGTCGTATTGCTATCAGTACCAGTGCGGCAGTCGCCGCCGTGTTCGGCTCCATCTTCGGTCGCCCCCTCGATTCGGTACCAGTAATCGATCTGCCGCGCAGGACGCGCCATTCCCGCTCCGTCGCGACGAACCGGCCGCGCACCGCCCACGACTTCCAGATGATCGCGAAGGCAACAGCCAAGCGTGAGCGCAAGGGTCGCAAGCTCGTGCGTGACGCGATCCGCGCCGCCGAAGGCGTTCGCTGGCAGAAGCGCATGGTCGCCGCACGTGCCGAGGCCAGACGCATCAGCGCAGCTGTGAACGCTGAAGCGCTCGCGGTCTATCGCGAACTCGAGGCCGAGCAACTTGGCCTGAACGGTTAAGTGAGGCGCGCCATGACAACCCGCACCGCCTTCCGCTTTACGGCCGAATCCCGCACTACCGACGAGCTGGACTACTACGCGCGCGGTGGCATGAGTGACGCTGAGCTCGCCCAGTACGCCCGCCGCACCACCAAGCGCCCGCTGATCTGCTTCGCCGTGCTTCTGTTGGCGCCGTTCATCACCGAAGCGATCTGCCGACTCGCGGGTGCCTGGTAATGAAGGCCCTGCTGATCCTTTGGGCCCGCGTGTTCGTCGTGCTCGTTGCCGTCCAGCAATGCGACGAGGTCGGGGCACACAACGGGCGCGCGGCTACGGCGCGGGGTACCTGATGCGAACCCTCTGGCAAATCGTCGAAGACATCGCCAACGGCTCGCTTTCCCGCTGGGCAGGTTACCGCCTGTTGCGTGCGCAGCTGCGCGCCGCCCGTCGCCGGAGTCGCTAACCATGCGCGCCGCCATCCCCATCACCGATGACATGCTCGCCCGCGAGTTCAAGGCGCAGGGATGCGTTGGCACGCCCGACAAGGTCCACCCCGCAGTACGCGCCGCCCTGCTCGCCGCCGTTCGCGCGCAGATCGATCCGAACCCGCGCGCCCGCGCCGCCACGGCGCAACGAATTCCGGCAGCACGCCGGCCGCTTCCCGAGCCGCGCAATGCAGGCGTCGATGCCAAGCGGCTCGCCGCCAACGATCTCGACTAACCACAACCCCATGGGGGACTTATGAGCGCAAGACCCATCACGGACACGTTTCGCCACATCGGCGGTGGCGTGTTCATCGACCTCGCTAGCGACAAGATGGCCGAGCTGGTCAACGCCGTCGACGCAAGCGGCAAAGCCGGAACGCTGACGCTCGTCATCGCGGTGAAGAAAGCCACCCGCGGCGGCGCCATGCACATCGCCGGCAAGGTCACGCTGAAGAAGCCGGCCGACGAACCGATGGAAGCAATGCTGTTCGCGACGCCGGAAGGCAACCTGATCGCGGACGATCCCCGCCAGCAAAAGCTTGATCTGAAGCGCGTCGAAGGCGCTTCGGACGCTCCGCCGTCGGCACTCAAGACGGCCTAACCACCCTCCCACCACCCGAAGGACCGACCTATCACTATGGAACTCAACGAATCCGACAACTTTGCCGAGACCCTCGCGCGCGAGATCAAGCAGCCGATCGACATCGGTTCGAATACCGCAACTGCGATGAAGCGCATCGCACTGCCGCCGGGCTGGACGCTCGCCGAGAAAGACGAGTCGAAGACGCTTGCCGCGCCGCTGCGCAAGCGTGCAGTCGTTCGCGTGCGCGATGCTGAGAGCTTCATCGACTACGTGAAGCGCCATGGCTCGCTCACTGACTCGACGGTTTGGTGTCTCGCTGACTACGTGCAGGGCAAGATCGCCTTCACCGGCATCATCAATGACCACGGCGAAGATGCAGCCGCCGCAGCGTGGCGTGATCACCGCGCATTCTTCACTCCCGAGTTTAGCGAGGAGTGGCGCCGCTGGAATGCCGTCAACAAAAAGCCGTTCACGCAGGTCGAGTTTGGCGCGTTCATCGAAGAAAACCTGAAGGACATTGCCAGTCCGGAAGGTTCGAATCTCCCGAGCGGCTCCGCGATGCTCGAAATGGCGCTCGCGTTCGAAGCGGTGCAGGACATGCGCTTCAAAAGCTCGGTCCGCCTGCAAAACGGTGGCGTGAATCTGTCGTTCGTCCAGGACGACGACGCGCAGACCCTGCAAAAGATGCAGGTGTTCGAACGATTCTCGATCGGCGTGCCGGTCTTCTGGAACGGTGATGCGTACCAGATCGATGCGCGCCTGCGTTACCGCGTACGCGACGGCAAGCTTAGCTTCTGGTTCGAACTGATCCGGGCCGACAAGGTGCTCGAAGCAGCAGCCACGACCGTCATCAGCACCATCAAGGAAAAAACCGGCTCGCCTTTCTTCTTCGGCGACCCGTTTAGCGGCGAGTAACCCCCGAATCCGTGCGGCATGCCCTGGCGCGCGGTGTGTGTTTGGCCGGCGCCAGTAGGGGCCGGTCTTTTTTCGGCGACATGCTGAGAGAGACGATATGAGCGAAGTTGGTAATCGATTTGAGTTGCACCTTGGCGACTGCATGGACGTGCTGCGCACGCTCGGCGACGCGTCGGTTGACTCGATCGTCACCGATCCGCCCTACCATCTGACGCAAGCCTCGCGCGGCGGCCACGCCCGCACGAACAATCCGGAAATGCCGCATGGCCGACATCGCATCGGCGACAAGGGATTTATGGGCAAGGTCTGGGACGGCGGCGACATCGCGCAGCGCGTCGAGCTTTGGGAGGAATGCCTGAGAGTACTCAAGCCGGGCGGCCATCTGCTTGCATTCGCTGGTTCCCGGACCTACCACCGGATGACCTGCGCGATCGAGGACGCCGGCTTCGAGGTGCGCGACCAGATCATGTGGATCTACGGCAGCGGGTTCCCAAAGTCGCGCAACCTGCACGGCGAGCACGCTGGCTGGGGCTCGGCTATCAAGCCCGCTCATGAACCCATCTGCATGGCGCGCAAGCCGATGGTCGGCACTCTGCTGGCTAACGTGCTGGCTAACGGTACCGGCGCGCTGAACATCTACGGCTGTCGTATCGGCGAAGGCCTCGGCCGCTGGCCAGCGAACGTGATTCACGACGGATCGGACGAAGTACTCGAGCGGTTCCCTGACGCGCCAGGCCAGTTGGCCGACGTCAGCTACCAGGCCGGCGCACGCACGACACAGAACGTCTACGGTGCAATGAACCGCGCCCATGAGCCAAGCGCCGAGCGCGTCTATACAGACAACGGCGGTACCAACTTCGCGATGAAACCGGGCGCGCGGCGACTCGACGCCGGGACCGCAGCCCGCTTTTTCTACTGCGCTAAGGCATCGCGCGCCGATCGCAACGAAGGCATCGGCGGCAGCGAGACGCCGGTTGTGCAGACCGAGGCGACGATGCGGGATCGCGAAACGGCCGATTGGCCGGAACGCAACGGCAACTTCCACCCTACGGTCAAGCCCACTGACTTGATGGCTTACCTCTGCCGCTTGGTAACGCCGCCGAATGGCTTGGTGCTGGACCCGTTCATGGGCTCGGGAAGCACCGGCAAAGCCGCAATGCGTGAAGGGTTCCGGTTTATCGGTATCGACATGACGCCGGAATACATCGACATCGCCCGCGCGCGCATCAGTCACGAACTGGCGCGCACCGAAGAAGTCGAGCGTCTTGCCAGCATGCAGCAAGACCTCTTCGCCACCGCCTAAAGGACCCCTGCCATGAAAACCAACCAACCCGAAGCGGACGATGAAATGCTCAACCAGATGACGCCGAACCAGCGCCGCGCGCTCGACAAGGGCTTGGCCGCGCTCGACACGATGGCCGCGACTTGGGCGGCAGAAGTGCGCTTGAATGAAATCGCAAAACATTTCGCTGCCATCGCCGACCCCGACGAGCGCGCGACGCGAATCGCCGCCATGATTAGGCAAGGATTTTCCGAAGGCGCGTATCGCCACTTCCTCGACCACAAAGACCAGATAGCTGCTCTCGCCACCAGTGCAGACCAGAGCGCGAGTGGGGGTGTGCCAGAACGTTTGCCCGGAGAAAAATTCAGCGAATGGGCAAAGCGTACATACGCCGCCGCTCCCGCTCCAGTAGCGCCGACAGACGAGCGGGAGGTGAAATCACCTCAGACGTTCGCGGGATTCGCAGCGGCGCACGTCAACATCGTAGGGCGTATGCCGTCCGAGCAGGAAGCATTCGACGCGGGTGTTCGTGCAGGCTTGGATCGCGCCACTCCGCAAGCCACTCGGCCAGTCGCAGACGCGGCGGTGACGTTGAGTTACCCGGCGGAGTTCACTGACGAGTTGAAATGGATTCTCGGATTGATTTGCTTCCAATGCATCGAGTATGCGAAGGCGTTGCGTGCCGGCGGCCACTCGATTCCAAATAAGGCTGAATCCGAGCAGGCAGCGACGCTGGATTGGATGCTGCGCCACTACATGCGAGACCCGGAAAACTGGCGAAAAAATGCCGCCGATGAAACGCGCGCAATGATGGACGCCGCCCGCGCAAAGGAACCGAAATGACCACAAAAGACACCGGATCGGTAAGCGAGGAACTGATTAAGCAACTGCGCCGAAATGAGCGCATGTCTCTCACGCCTTGGGCACGCCACGATTTCAAGATGGCCGCCGACCTGATCGAGCAGCAAGAAGCCGCGCGCATCCGTGAACTCGAAGCCGCTGCCAGCGCTCAGGCGACTGTGGGGGCGGTGGCGTGGATGCTGCGGATTGGTGATAGCGATGTATGGACGTACACGCGCCTCGAATCCGATGCCGACTTCTACGGCAAGCAGTCCGGCCTGAAGTATGAGAAGCGCCCGCTTTACGCTGCCCCCACTGCTAGTGATGCGTGGCAGCCGATTGAGACGGCGCCGAAGGATGGGACGAATATCCTGATCCGTTTTGGCCTAGATGGGGTGTCGCAGGCGAAATTCACGCCGGGTTGGGCGTGGCCGTGGCAATTTATCGACACGAATGATGGCGTTACGTGGATGCTCAATCGCGCCGTTGATGGCCCGGGAGGCCCTTCGCACTGGATGCCGCTGCCCGCAGCACCGGCCGCTCTGTTTCAACAGAAGGAGGCGTCGTGACCGAGAAACTCACTCCGAATCGCCCATCGCCTGAGGGTCGCATGCTGGGCGAGCAGCTTGCACGACTCACCGACAAGGCCGAGCAGGAAGCGCGCGCCAAGTTCCCGAATCACGCACGCCGTTGCAAGAGTTGCGCATTCACCGCGGGCACCATGCCGAATGGCTGCTTCCCAACTGTCATGGACGCCCTCAAGTGTGTCGTCGACGGCACACCGTTCCACTGTCACCAGCAGTTCGATGCTAAAGGCATCCCGACCGATCTGTGCGCTGGCTGGGCTCTCGCGTCCATGGCGACAGACGACAAGCTGAGAGAGCGCATGCAGCCGATCGTCGGCGACTGGGAATTGAGCTGCGTTTATGACGAACCGGAGTCAGGTGCCGCCCTATCTCAACAGCCAATGCAGGAGGGGTAAATGCCTTACGCCACCGCTATTCCCACGCCCGAACGAATCCTCGCCGTGATGCGCCCCGGCTATGCGTACGCCGCGTACGCGATCGCTGCGAAGTTCGGTGTCTTCGCCGCCGATGTGAAACCCCTCTTGCAGTCCATGGCTGATCAGGGGGTGATCACCAAAGTGAAATTCCCCGGCAAAAAGATCTCGCAATTCTTGCTGGCGGGGACCGAGAATGCCGCCCCGCACCGCATCGAGCAGGCGAAGCGCGCCGCCGAGATTGACCCAGCCACCATCGCGGCGCCGCGAACGTTCTCGGTGCTGACCGGCCAACTCACTGGCTACGAAGCTGATATCGCGCGGCGCGCAGCGCTCTGCATGATGGCGAGGCCGCGGTGATTGAGGCAGCGAAACGGGTTATTCGTACAACACGGGAACCATGGGGTATCAAATGACTGAAGAACTGAAAACAGCAGTACGCGCCGTCGAGCTTTATGCCGCGCGTCACCCGCGCCCCGTCCAGGTGACGATTACGCAAGCTGCACAAATGCTCGGTTTGAGCCGGCCCACCGTGCGAAATCTGATGAAAGCTGGCAAGCTTTCGTTCAACGGATGCGGCCTGATCCCGATTGAGCAGGTTGACCGGCTTTTGATGGCGGAGTGA